TGTCGATACTATTCCTAATACAGGCATGGCTTCCATGTACTCCGTACCGATCGAGGGGGTTCAAGAGCGCTACCGTAAGTCTAGAGAGATAGAAATTATCAATGGATTGCCGATCTTAAGAGCAATGCCTATGGAAACTCCATGCTTTAGACGAGATCTATTTGCAAAGGTGGGATACTGGCGCGAAGACTTTGGGATGTATGGTTGGGGAGATGTCGAATGGACTCTAAGATGCGAGAGAGTTTTGACTGAGTTAGGGCTTCAGTACTACGTCATTCCGAATCAGATCTATCAGCACTTAGGGTCTGAAGGTGCAACTGAATTTAAACCTGACAATGGCGACACGCGTGAGTACTGGGAATGGAAAAAACAGGAATCCAATCGGCCTGAGAATCACGATATCATGGAGAAATGTAGACAAGAGAATTACAAGTATTATTCACCTTTTTAGGTTCATGAGGTATTTTCTGATATGCGTTTTGATATTAAAAAAATAGACATGAAAGAAAACTATGTTCCAAAAAAATATTTAGAATTAATATCTAAATTACCTAAAAATTACTCGAAGCGCGTGTATTATGCATTAAATTCTAATTTAGAAGATGGAAAATTAAACCTTCCTGATGATCCAAAAGACATGAAGTATATGGATATTGTAATGTTAAGACGCATAGGTCGTAAGACTGCTGACTTATTATTTAAATTATCTGGAGCAAAATGAACCGACATGAACTTTCAAAGAAATACGGGCCTAAAGGATTTGGACTTGAGATTGCTGGCCTCCATAATCCATGGCCAGTTTTAGATCCATTCACGAAAGTCTTACAACTCGACTTATTTGACCATGCTACTTTGAGAAAACAATATCCCGAGATGAGTCATAAGCCGTTCGTAGATGTCCATGTCTTAGATGACGGGAACTATCTGAAAACGATTGCCGATGAATCGATGGACTTCCTTTTCTCTTCTCATGTGCTTGAGCATCTTCAAAATCCGATTGAGGGAATCAAGAATTGGCTCAGAGTTTTAAAAAAAGGAAGACATGCCTATCTTGCTGTTCCTCTTCGAGATCAAACATTTGATCGAAACAGAGTGAACACTTCTCTCGATCATGTAATCGAAGAGTACAAAAATCCTTATCAACTTCATTTAGGCGAACATTACCGCGAGTATTTTAGGGATGTAGATAGGTTACGTGGAGTCGAACTCGACGATCGTGTCTATCAGTCCCTGATGGATAAACCTCACATCCATTTCCATTGTTGGGATTTCATTGCGCTTGAAGAATTTTTCTTTGAAAGTCAAATTATTCTTAATGGATTTAATATCTTAGAATTCATGCCGGCTGGCCACGAAGCCTTGATTGTTCTCCAGAAATTTGCATAAAACCTGACTTTTCCTTAATCTGGGATGCGTGACCACGATCATCTCAAAAGATATCCAATCGCTGATCCAAGCGGATAAAATCAATGATAGCTATACCGTCAAAAGAAAACTCCTTTGGGGTCCGGACGGCACTGGGAATGATATCCAAGAATCGACTCCACTTCCTGTTGGGTTGATGGGCCCGTTTGTTCCGCCGGTGCACGCTGACTCATTGACGGCCAGCTATCCCGATACGGTGACAGAAGTATACCAATATTATCAGGCAACAACCTTATTGTCGACAATTACTGTCGTTTATTCAGATTCAACCAAGTCTCAGCTCGTGAGTGTAACTAAAACGTGAGCTTCAAATATAACCCTTTTACCGGAACTTTGGATTTGGTGGGCTCTTCAGGTGGAGGAGGAACTACTACCTATTCCTATCAAGTCACTGTGGATTTTGGGTTCCCTTCTGGGAATGAGGGAGATCTGGCGAGCACTACGGTAAGCGCATCTTGGGTACAAAGTAATTCTGTAATTGTGTGTAATGCATTTTCCGGAGCAACTCCTGATCACGACCCAAGCGACGTTGTCATTGAAGATATTCAAGCTTATGCAACCAATATCATTCCTGGTGTGAGCTTTGATGTAATTGCGCTTGCTCCGCAAAATAGTTGGGGAAGATATTTAATCAATATATTAGGGATGTAATATGTCAATTATAATTAAAAGCGGAAATACAGGGGATTTAGCAACGGTTAAAAGCGGGAATACGGCTCCTCAAGCGAGTGACCCAGCCTTAGTGGTGACAGTATCTCCGAATAGTCCTACACAACCCGTATCGGGCACTGTTACAGCCAATGCTGGAACGGGTACTTTTTCCGTGGACGGTTCAGGGCATACACAACCCATCTCAGCTGCAGCACTTCCGTTACCGTCAGGCGCAAGTACAGAGGCAACTCTATCTAGCTTGAATGGGAAAGTGACGGCAGTAAATACGGGAGCTGTTGTAGTTTCTAGTTCTGCGCTACCAACCGGCGCATCTACCTCCTCGTTGCAGACTACTGGAAATACCTCACTCTCGAGCATTGATACTAAAACCCCTGCTCTCGTTTCTGGACGAGTCCCTGTAGATGGATCAGGGGTAACTCAACCCGTGAGTGCGTCGTCTCTTCCATTACCTACAGGCGCATCTACTTCTGCAAATCAGACGAACGGGAATCAACAAACTCAGATTGTCCAGGGTGGTAATAGTGCCGCTGTTAAAGCTGCTAGCACCGCTGCACAAGCCTCAGATCCTTCTTTCGTGATCGCATTATCTCCCAACAGTCCAGTACCTGCTGGAACCAATACCATTGGAGCAGTGAATATTGCCGATGCGGTTTCAGGGACTAAAGCTTCTGTTACCCCAACGGGTCTGAATGTATCAGTTCCTGCGACAATGGTCTTTAGTGACCCTCTGAATGGAACAAGCATAGACACCACAAATCGTTGGAATGCTCCTGTAGTTGCAGGTTCTGGTACGGTGACTCAAAACGGAACTTCCGGACTCATTTTGACGGTAAGTACGACTGCGAATAATGCGGCTCAAATTAGTTCTCAACCTACGTTTGATACTTCCGCATTAGCTGGGCAATATACTTTTGCTATCGGTGTTCAATTAGAAGCAACTCCTATTGCAACAGGGAATCATAGATTTTGGGGCTTCGCTACCCAAGGAACTTCTTATAGTACGACGAATCCCATTAAGGATGGTGTCGGATTTGAAGTAACAACGGCAGGCGTTTTAAGAGCAGTTATTTACGGTTCTGATATTCTTACTTTCTCGCAAAATGTGACCATTCCAACAGATGGATTAGAACACGCGTATATTGTTGTGATACTCGGGCAAGCTATTATTTGGTATGTAGATAATTTTTCTATTCCCGTTGCTGTGAGCGGTCTTTTAACTCCAAATAATACGCTTTTGCCAGTTAGAATCCATTCTTTAAACGGCGGTTCTACCACTTCGACAACTCCTACTTTAAATGCATTCGCTATTGCTTTACTAGACCAAACTCGAAATGCAACCCAACTCGCAGATGGAGTTTCTCCATGGAAGAGGATGAACATCAGTACTAAAGGGGTTCAAGGGACTAATGCGGCCAGTGTTCAAGATTATAAAGATTCAGGCCGAGTTTATAAGACATTTTACATCGATGCAATTGCGGGTGTTACTTCGGAAGCCTTAGCGACGATGAACATCAATAGTGCGGGAACTGTAACTACTGGAACCTCCTATACTGTCACATCTGGAAAGACTCTTCGTTTAACATCTTTTACTGCGACTACTAAATCCTCAACTACCACTGCAGTCAACGGAAGGGTGAGGGTAAGAGCAGCAGCGTCCGTTTCAGCTTCTTCTGGGATTGTGATTAATGCGGATATCCCTTCGACTCCTGGAACTGCTGCTGCTGGAACCGGTCAAAGTGTGAGCATAGACATCCCTGATGGGATTGAAATAGCTGGGGGTCAACAAATAGGCATATCCCAAGTTTTGAGTAGTACATCGAGTACTGTATCCTGTATGTTAATTGGATTTGAATACTAAAAGGGGGAAATATGACAGATGCATTTGATATTTATAATCAGACTGGTTTAGGTATTGTGATCGGGAGCTACACGGTTCCAGCCAATAGCTTTGTGTCGATTTTGGCCGCAGATGCAGTGACAGTGACTCAAAATCTTTTTTTCTATGTCAATCTTATGCAATCCAATATAGGAATAGCTTCTTACGGCACTGATCTAGGTTCGGGTCCTAATTCATTGGCTGATATTGTGTCTCGACAAGTTGCCAGTGGATTTTTGAAATACTAATTATTTATGCATCAAACGCTTCACGATTCCACAAAGTACAAGAAGTTTACTCAAGATCGGAATCAAGCGCTTGAAAAGATCCTGATTCACACTCAGACTGATATTTCGAGAATGCTTTTTGAGGCACTCGATAAAGTAACTGGTTTTGTGTCTCATATGGCAATCCAAGATCAGATGAGTGTGAATCATTTGGCTTATCTTTCTAGACAGATCAATCAATATTTGGATTACCAATTTCACTCGTTGATTCCTGAATTAGAGCGGAGATTGATCAGAATGAGGAAAGCTTCCTATATCCTCACCTACATATCCGAACTAGAAGCGGTCGCTAGGGCGACCCAAAAAACGAAGAGCATGACCTCGATGGATTTTAAACAAAAGATCCGTCAACAAATGTCTACTCTTACTTTAAGCGGTCAAAGCCTCGATAAACGAATTTGGTTAGCCTTAGAAAATCTCAAGCATCGCATTGTAAAATCATTTAAGTCGGCTATCGTCAGAGAACTCTCACCCAAGGAGATCGTGGACGCGGTGAAGAGTTCATACCCGAAGATTCTTGCATATAAGGCACCGCCTCGTGCTTTGAAGAAGGTCATAGAGTCGGATCGGAAAAAGGATGATCCTGAAGAAGATCAGGAATTCGATTTCTATGCTGGTTTAACGAACGATAGCGACTGGGACTTAGCCGTCCAGGCTTACAAGGATACCGAGCTTCCACCGTCCAGGTTCGATCAGGAGGCGGCAACCTATGATCAGGAGGCCGGATATTTTCGGTATGACTGGGAACTCGAGCAGGAGATGACTGATGATTTTGTTCAACAAGTTAGGGATGGCCAAATTGATGCAGCACAAGATTTAGGAGTGAAGGATTTTGTCTGGGTTGCCATTCTCGATAAGAAGACGTGTGATGAATGTTGTTTGCCTAGAAATGGTCAAACCACAAGTGAAATTGAGCAGATGCTTTCTACGGGGGAATTGGATAAGGATGAATGCGATGCGACAAGTCCTCCTGCTCACCCTTACTGCCGCTGCGATCTCGCCCCTGTATCTTCTACGGATGAAGTCCAGGGAGCTAATTGGAAGGAGTTTGGGGATTGGTTGAATTCTTAAGAGTTGATAGAGCTTCTTCAATAATCAATTTAGCTTTTCCACTCAATGTATAGAATGGTTCAACTAGTGCAACTCTTGCTCTAATTCTTTCAATAAAATCATATGAAGTTACTAAAGCAAACAATGCCACCGCAAGCTTCTCGCGGAGTTGATCGCGTTCTTTCTCTGCCATTTCACATTTAAGCCCTAATCGATGTTCTTGTCCGATAAGATCACCATACAACCCATCACGCTCTTCTCGGAGTTTATCGCGGCCTTTTAAAACTTTCACAGTGTCGCTCAAACTGTTTCGATAGTCATTCCTAAGCCTATCGATCTCTGCGAGGAGTTCTCGGCAATAGTCCATGGCTTCCATATCGCCTAAAAGCAAGTAACCTTCCCTAATCTCTTTCTCTCTTTCAGCAGTCATTTCCACATCCTTAACAAAAGAAGAGTCATTATGAATAAGAAATAGGCAGCGCCATAGATTCTGTGTTCAATCCAATACCAAGCCCATGCAGAATCCGATACGACCCCTAACATTAAAACAAATCTGATCCATATCAACGGCATATAACAATTCTTAACACTATATGTCTAAGTACGCATATCCTGTTAGCAAAAATGGGCTCTACCGTCAAAAAAAGAGCGGATAGGGCGCTACTCCATACTATCAGGTTGGCTATAGGGTTCACACCTATACGCTTAATGGCCTGTACGTTACGTTGCGTGTCTCCAGTGGCTCGGGATTTTATACCCTCGAACGCCACAGCGCTCCCTTTCGGGATTTCCACGCCGCCGCTCATGAGCAAACTCAAGCGTGTCTTCAGCGGGTTTGGTAGCAACACCGTCCCCTTTTTTAAACCTTACTGATGCTTCAGGTCCCACAGCTTTCCACACCGCTTTGCTCGATCTTATACTTAACACAAGTTGTCAGTGATTATAAAAAAATCGTGCAAAAAGAAAAAGGGTTCGACTTTACGCCGAACCCTTTAGTATATCTTCAAGTTACCACACCAAAAGACACGTGTGACTCTATCTCATGCGTGTCGCGTCAATACAAGAAAAAATTTGGTGGTGGTCGAAAAGAAGAAGAGGACCGTGAAAGAGAGTGTGAAGACTCCGTTGAGACACGACCAGGCACGCTTAACCTCAGTGCACTAGCAGGGTGAGGGCTCAGGACTCATGGTTATTCTGGGAAACCGGCTAGCGGAACGCCTCTTTATTCTATTCGGACATGCGGACGTAGAGTCCCAAATCAGATGACTGAAAGTTAAAAATAAGTCATTTGCTTTCGCTCAGGAGATAAAAAAATGAATTTTTTGTCTCCCAGTAGAGTACACGTGTGCCTTGGGCAAGGGGGTACCCCCCTTCGACCCCGTTGCGGTTCTCCCTTCCGGGGAGAATCCGCTAGAAAAAAAGAAAGACAGAAATCACCGAGTTTGAGGATATAAGAACCTAACACGGAGCATTATGAAATCACTTTTAGAAATAAGCGTTGAGATTTTGTTAATCGGGTTTTGTATATGGTTAGCATGGAGATATGGGTCGTTGTCATGATTGACCCGTGTCAGAATTGACACATCTAGTAATAGACTTCTAAGTTTATTATACTAGAGTTATGGATAAAAACATTGGAAAAATAATAGATTCAAAATTGAGACAAAATTTAAAAATAAAAAAGGACTGCTCTTGCTGCGGGAAAAAACATTCCTCTCTTCCAGAGGAAACAATTGAATATGGAAATATGTACTGGTTCAATTGCTCTTGTCAGTCTACTCTTTGTGTGAAAGTGAAAGGATAACAATGCTGACTGCTGAAAGAGAGAAAGAGATTAGGTTTTGTTTGAAGAAATTCTCCTTCACAAATATGGAGGAGTATGACGCGATTGAAGATCTTATTGCTGAGTTAGATAGATTAAGAAACGTGTTAATTCAAAGAGATGCAGCTATTCAACATCGCAAAGCTCTTGAGGAGATTGATAGGAAAGAAATAAGTCAACTGCGCGAGAAGCTTGCGGTGGCTATGGAGGCTTTGGAGTTTTATTTAGATGACGAAAACTGGGCAGCATGTTGTTCTGAAGATACGGTAGAAACGTGTTGTCATATGGTCGGAGAAATAAGTGGAGGTAATGAGGCTAAAAAAGCCCTAGCAAAGATCCGAGGAGAAAAATGAGTCTGTGTAGCTGTGATCCAGAAAAAGAATATGATTTAGATTGTTTTGCTCACGGGGCAACTAACAAGCTTAGGTTGAGAATAAAAAACCTTGAGGAAAAGATGGGTGTGGCACTAGAAGGAATTGACCAGGCAGCGAGAGATATAGAGTTTGGAACTAATTCTTTGTATGACGTCGTAAAACAACTCAATTTTTTAAGTAAAAAAATTCGAGGATAAAATGCTCACGCCTGAGAGAGAGAAAGAGATTAGGGAACATTGGGTAAGGCATCACTATAATCCGGCCTCACATGTGGAGGATCTCCTCGCAGAGATCGATAGGCTTAGGAATGACTATCGAAACAGTTTGAGCGACACTGTGAAAGTTTTAAAAGACTGCGATAAACTCCGAGAAGAGCGTGATGGGTTGTATGGTGATCTTATCGGACAAGAACATCGATTAGGACTTAGATGTGAAATGGCAGAAAAAGAACGTGACCAGCTTCGCGAGAAGCTTGCGGTGGCTATTGAAACTTTGGAAAAAATAGATTTAAACTGCAATTCTAATATGGGAATAGCATCATTCTCAGTCTCAGCTCAGTGCTTCAGAAATCTAATTACATCGCCAAAGGAATGGATTGCGGAAGCCCTAGCTAAGATTAGACTCGAGAAGTAGTACTCCCCATATTTGCATAAATCCTGAGCTTGGTTCATCCCTATAAGAAGCATGGACTCAGCTTTCGAAGCTCAAAACAAAAAAGAAAAACTTCTTCGTTCCAAGATCTTAACGAAGAATATCTATAACCCTAAGAATTATGAGTTTGATGATTCATTTAAGCCTTATGATCCAAATAATCCTCTTTCTGTTCATACCACCGCAGAACTCTTAGAATGCTTAAAGAATAATCCCCAGTATGAACTCGATGCGAAAGTCATTGGGTTCCAAGAAGGATGGAAGACTAAGCGCGTTAATAAGTCTCAATTCCTAGAGGCCTTTCAAAGCGATCGGCTCGATCAAATCAAGTTTAGGGAGTCCAATTTTTTTGCAGCTGATTTTTCTCCCAATGCGGGAATCGGATTTGGGGTAGGAACGGATTTCACCCCCTTGCTCGGTGGTCCGTTCTTTAAAAATCTCTATTATTATCAAGACTATATTCGGATGCACTCCGAATGTTTCTTCGCTTATCACCATGACCCGATTGCGAAGGCCATCGTCCAAATCACTCGAGATTTCGTGATTGGGAATGGATACGAAATGCAGTGCGACGTAACCACTCCTGAAGGGAAGCTCGCGGCCGCTGCTTGGAAAGCTTTTGAGGAAGTGAATGACCTTCAACTCCAAATGGATCAAATCTGTGATGAGATCTCCATTTATGGCGAAGTCATGCTCTGGAAACTCCCCCATAATCAGGACAAAATTATTTATCGGTTGAATGCAGGCGACACTATCCCGATGGGGATTATTCCTCGGGTGAGGCTAATTGATCCTTCGAACATTGTTGAAATCGTGACTTATCCCGAAGATATTACTCGGCCGCTTTTCTATGTGTGGCTTACCCCCACTCAATGGCAGATGTTCACTAGTGGAGTCGGAGATGGTCGGCCTATGGATCAGGCCAGTACTCAACCCTCCCTGAAATTTATTTATCGCACCATTATGGCCGATCAAATACTTCACTTCAAAGTGAACTCGGTCAGCAATGAAAAGCGCGGACGATCGGATTACTTTCCCGTTCTTTCTTATTTAAAAAGATTGAGAGATATCGTTGATTTCCAATTGATCGCTCTTCAGAAGAATGCTGCATGGGCAATCGATACTGAGATCGATGGAGATCAAACTGATATTGACAACTATATTCAAGACCAAGCGAGTCTTGGAACCATCCCACCTGCTGGGTCTGAGTTTGTTCATTCAACCAAGATCAAGCGTCAATATCAGGCCAATACAGGCTCATCCAATATTAACTCAGACGCATTCGCACTCGCGCTCAGCATGGTGTGTGCCGGGGTAGGGATTCCCGTCTCATACCTCGGCACTCACCTGTCCGGTGGAACCACAAAAGCTTCAGCCTTAGTTGCCACAGAACCCGTAGCTAAGAAGATGGAGAAAAGGCGCGAAGTTCTCAAGAGGATTTTGAAAAAATTATGGTCCTATTGCATGGAGCAAGCAGGCCTTCCCAATGTTGACTGCAATGTCATGTTCCCTGAGATTATTACTCAAGATCGATCTCAGAAACTCAAAGATCTAGCGCTTGCTGAGGCTCAAAGGTGGATCAGTCCTCAACGAGCCGCTTCTGCTGCTGCAAAAGAATTCCAGTTCCAGAATTTCAATTATGAAAAGGAAATTCAGGAGATGAAGCAAGAGCTTCCTGAAATTCCTCAACCCTTAACTGCTCCTCCTGAACAAGGAAGTTCACCTTTTGGGGCATCTCCTTCCGACGATGCAGACCCATCCAAAGTAGGAGTTGCAGGTCTCACCTCGGAAGAAAAGAAAACCGCGAGGATCAATGACACTCACTTCTGACAATCCGAACATCACGATGGACCCAGATCTCGATTTTTCAGGAGCAATGGAGTGGATTCATCAGCACACGAATTTCCCAACGTTCGAGGAATTTAAAAAAAATCCTGACAAGTATCGTCAAAATCCAGACGAAATCTTTGAGTGCATCGACAATCACAATACCTTCTTCAAAGAACGGGTCGCTTCCATTGTGTACTACTGGAGAGGGAAATATGAGTGTCGAAC